TAAAGCTGAATTTGATGAAAATAAAGATTTGGATATGTCTCGTGTAACTGAAAAAACTGATTTCCCAACAGTAAGCATGAAGACAGGCAAGGAAGTTGTTAAGCTTGCAAAGACTGGTGTTAAAGTTGAAGCCACTTATGAAGTGTTGAGACGTATGAAGCTGCCGGTTTTAGCAATCCATATGCAGTTGATTGGTAAACGACTGGCTAAAAAGAAAGTGGCTTATGCGGTGTATACGCTGCTGAATGGTGACGGGAATGGGAATGCCATTACGCCAATTGTGAAGCCGCTGATTTATGACAACCTGCTTGAATTTATGCTGGATATGGAAAACTGGGAAGCAACGGTCTGGTTTAGTAAAAAAGCATTTTTAAAAGAAGTGCTTTCATTAACTGAGTTTAAAGATACTCGGCTTTTTGAAACTGCCAAAACCGGTATTTTAGCAACACCATTTGGGCATGACTTGAAAAAGTTTAACTGGGGAACCACGCTTGGTGATGACCAGTTGTTTCAGCTCGATAAGAGCGCAGCGCTTGAGTATGTGAAAGAAACCGGCGCTGAATTGATTGAAACGAGTAAGGTTATTGACCGGCAGTTTGAGAAAACTGTTGTTAGTGAGGTTTGTGGGTTTTCTAAGATTTATCAAGATGCCTGTATGATTTTTCAGAAGGCTTAATGACTGACACTGTCAGACACGGACAAACACGGAGACGGACAAACATGGACATGGACACGGAGACGGACAAACACGGACACGGACACGGACAAACACGGATGGATACAGATGGCAACAATTAACGAAATGATAGCCGGTAAAATGCCGGATGAAGTGGGTTTGTTTTCTGCTTCGATTGCGACCTTTGTTGAGGAAGCAATGGCGCTTGCTGGCTTTTCTGACAAAGTTGAAAACGATTTATCTGTGCTGGAAAAGTCTCTTGTTGCAGATATAGTGGCTGAGGCATTGATTATGCCATCGATGAGCCACTATAAAAAAGCCATAAAAAAAGCTGAAGGTGATCAGGCTGGCTCTGTTGAATTTTTAGATAATAAGCTGGATTGGTTGAAAATGATGAAAACAATATTGTCTGAAAGTATAGCGACGAAAAAAGCAAAACTGTTGACATCGCTTAATGATACAGGCGTCCCGATGATATTTGTTTCATAGGATTTGTTTAAATGGACTTATTGAATGACGATCAAATTGAACAATTTGACCAGGCGATTCGTGACATTACAGATACGTTTTTTAAGTATCTTGTTGTTATTCGTCAGGATGGTGTGGATATCCAACTAAAAGCAGGTGTTAAAGAAGGACGTTCAGGGAATAAGTCGGATGGCGATGGTGAGCGAATAGAAGTAGAGGATTACAGAGAGGAAATCAGCGAATGGAAAACCTTGCGTTTTTCAATAGACTACCTTGACGAGTCAGGTATTGAAATTGGCTATGATGACAGTGTTTATCTTGATAATAAACGATATAGTATTATTACGATTACTGATCAGGCTTATTTTCGGGATCATAAATTGATTAAACTGGTTGAAATAGCGAGGTAAGAAAATTGGACAAGGAACGTTTAAGGATTGCTTATGTTGTTATCAGTTGGATGGGGACATTGGCTATTATTTCAATGCAGTTTTTTGGGACACAGAAGTTCAGGATAATTGCGTCTTATCTGGAAAGTATTCTTGCTGTCATGACATGTGTGTTTGGTGTTTTTGTAATGGTTAAATGCTATCATGTCTTGCGTAGAATGCGTGGTCGTCTGAATGGAATGCGCATTGAAGTTAATTTTAAATTAATGCTTGGTTTTTTCACATTTGTTCTTGGGGTGTTTTTGCTGTTTCTTCATAGTGATTGGATTATTTCGAGGTCTTATGAAAAAATTGATCTTGTAAAAGATAATCTATGGTCAATCTGGGAAATGGGTATATTGACTTTGTTGGTCTTGTATTGTCTGGATTCTGTTGTAGACATAGAAGTGATTTGCACTGAGCGCTCCAGCAAAGGGCTGTCTGTGCCTAAATTCGGCGAGGTGGCCATGGTAATGGGATTATTGACTGAAGATCAACGTATTCAGATTGAAGATAGACAGGATAAACTTCGAGAAGAAATGATTTTCCAGCATTATGGGTGTCGTAAGTGATAACCGGAGACTGGGATAAACTTCAAGGGGTGCTTGATGGCCTTGCTAATAACTTTAAAGGTGAAATGTCAAAACAGGTTGGCAAAGGTGTAAAGCTGATCGAAACCCGAGTTCTTTCGCATATTGATAAGCAAGATTTGGATTGGCAGCCATTAACAAAAAAATATGAAAAACGTAAGGCAGACAAGGGGCTTGATCCTGATATTTTAAGAGCAACAAACCGGATGTATAGCAATATTACGACTGTTCAATTGAATTCTTTTGAAGGTGCTACCGGAGTAAGGCGGGGTGTTAAAACGATAGACGGAGATGATGTTGTTGATATTGCCTTGATTCATGAACAGCCTGAAAAAGATTCTGATGATGAAACCGGCGTAATACCGGCAAGAAAACTATGGCAGCCCACTTTTAAAGAAGTCGAAAAGGAGTTGCCTGAAAAAGTGATAAAAGCAGTAATTCGGATGGTGAAATGATAGACGATTGTAACGCATTTTTGGAATCTCACATAAAAGCATTATCCCAGTATGATGACAGTAATGTTTTTTATGATCAAATGAAGCTGGATTTTGTGAAAGATAATGATTATGCGGTTTTATATGGGCTTGCAAAGGATAGTAAAAAACCGACTGGCAGGAAGGTTTGGAAAGAAAAGAATGTTGATAATACGGCTTATACTTATACCATTCAACGGTATAGCCGGACATTGATTTATAGAATAATTTTTTATGCACCGAGAGAGGACATTGACACAATAACGGAAGGATTTGAACAGGCTATCGCTGAAGTAAAAAAGATATATAGCAGCGGGATTGACGTTAAGGTTGTTTTGGATGATACGGTGCGGAATCAGGAAAAAAGAGACCGGCGGTTAAAACGACCGGAAAAAACAATTATACGAATAAGTTTTGAAGGTGGGTTGTATCTCAAGAAGGATACACCGATTATTCAAGACGTTAATATCCAGGTGAAGGAGGATTAAAAAATGGCAAAAAACAAAGAAGAGACGGACAAAAGCACGGACAACAAAAGCACGGACAAAAGCACGGACAACAAAAGCACGGACAAAAAAAGCACGGACAAAAGCACGGACGGAGATTTGAAAGTAGGTAAAACAAAACTAGAATCTGTAGAATATTGGGCAAATCAGATGTTCCTGAAACCATGGGAGCTTGCAGGGTTGCGTGAAAATGCCAAGATAAAACCAGGGAAACTTTTATCAAAGGATGATTTTAAAAAACTGCTTTCTGCTTTTCGGAATCAACCTTTAGGAGGATAAGATTATGGCGGCAGGTGTTAATGAATTTATAGTCGATGGTGTGTCTGGATTGTCTCCGTCAAATGCAGCTTCTTGCATGGTGGCTGGAATATGTTCGGATGGGGAGATAGGCAAGCCCTATTTATTAGGGCCTGATTCAGATCTTTCAACCTTAGGCGTTGGGCCTTTGGTTGATCGATTAAACGATATTTTTGCAACTGGTGGTCAAGATGCTTCTGTAATTGCGGTGCCTGTTTCAGGTACACCAGGCGGTCATATTACGCCTGTCAAACATGTGGGTACAGGATCAGAGGCAACGGTTACCGGTGTGCCTGTTAAGAATGTTGATTTTGTCCTTGAAATTGTCAGTGGTGGTGACCTTGGATCAGCAACTTATAAAACATCGGTGTTTACCGGTGGGGTTCCCATTATTGATGGCGGCATCAATTGGGGTACTGCAGAAACAGTTCCGGCAAATGGCCAGATTGCTGTTGGTACCACCGGTCTGACATTGAACCTTGCTGATGGTCTTGTTGCCGGAGATATGTATTCATTTTCTGCAAGAATGCCTATTGGGATTGTACTTCATACAGGGACAGGTCCAGATATAACACCGACAGGTGATGTCAGCGCAAGCGCTGACGTTATTTTAAGGATTATGTCTGGCGGGTTGCCAAATGTCGGCACTTATATGCTTTCTGTTGACGGTGGTGATAATTGGGATATTGAGCGAACGATTCCTTTATCGGGTATTATTCCAGTTGGGTCTACCGGCGTTTCAATAGAGGTTTCGGATACAGTTGCAATGGTCAGTGGTGATGAATACACGTTTGAACTTTATGCTCCAGCGCCAACGATCAATGGTGTAATGAATGCTATTGAACAGCCGCTTGATGTTTACGATGTTGATTTTGTTTATGTGACTGGTGGATCAAACGCTGTTGCCTGGGCTGCAATGGGTGCAAAGGCG